TTATTTTTTGTGGTCATTTATGTTTTTCGCGATATCATATTGATACTCTGGATAAAGATGACCATACGTTCTCAGAACCTCATTAGCATCTTTGTGACCTAATCGTTTCGCTATTGCTAATACATTAACGTTCAGACTGATAAGGAATGAAGCGTGACTGTGACGAAGAGCGTGGGGGCGTATCCTTTTAATTGAGGCCTTGTTTGAGTGAACTTCAATTCGTTCATTTAGGAATGTTTTATGAATTGGCATTCCGTCGTAACTGAAAATAAATGTGTCATCTCTAACGGGGATTATTCTACTTTGATATACCTTCCATTCAATCAGAGATTCGCATGTGTCATTATCTAAAGTAATAAGTCGCTTTGAAGACATTGTTTTAAGAGCGTCAAACGTCCAATTGTCTTTATTCTTATAATTCAAATCTTTTGTAATAGAGATGGTGTTATTATCAAAATCCACATCTTTCCATTGTAAGGCATGAGCTTCACCAAATCGTAATCCTGTATAGAAAAGGAACTTTATCATTATATATCCTAAGCTTTGAGTTGGTGTTGAGTTTTTATCAAACGTAGATAAAACTTTGAATAATTCTTCTTCAGTCCAGAAATCAACTTCAACATGATCTTTTTTTAAAACACCTATATTAGCGGCAGGATTGGTTGAGATAATGTTAAGTATTACAGCGCGATCTAATATTTTAACAAAGTATTTATAAAGAAAGTTGATGTAACTTTTCTTAAAACCATTATCCACCATCGATTGTTGCCATTGTTGAATGATCATAGGCGTTAATTGTTCAAGTTTGTATTCGCCGAGTGGATTGATAATGTTCTTTTCAATTCCAGGGAAGTGCTGTTCCATCGTATGCTCCCTTATTTGTGTCGCAATCCATTTTTTATAATCTACATAGAATTCTTTTAACTTAGTTGAATTGTTATATATAAGCACTCCATCATAATACTGATTTTTAAGCTCATTATAAGCTTTAACGGCATCGGATTTTTTCTTAAATCCGCGTCTTGTAGTTTGACGGCGTTTTCCAGTTAAAGGATCAGTTCCTAACGATATTTTGAAATAATATGTTCCTGTTTTTTCGTCTTTTTTAATATTTGCCATTTATTTAGTCATCCTATCTATGATGTTAATTTTAGTTTCTTTTGCAACATGAAGCGAAACCATTCTCTTTCATTATTGCTCATATATTCGTTATTCGATACATATAACTGGATTCTTTTGTAAACGAAATTTAACGAAACCTTAAAATCTTCTGAGAGTTGAGAAATTGTTTGATTATCTTTCATGTTGTAAGTCGATAAGATGCTACTAGGCATCGCTAATAAATACATTAGATGATCTGCTTTTCCTTCAGTGTATAAGTGATGCATCGTTTCTATAATAAAATTATTGTGATTTAACCATATATGTGCAAGTTCGTGGAAAAACTCTTCTCGCTGAATAAAGTCAGGTACAGTGTTATTTATATAAATAAAAGCCCCATCTGGAATTATTACAGCATAAGAAGTTGAAGTGGTATAGCCTAAACCAATTTCTAATAGATCCGCTATTTCTTCAATGCTGTAATCTCTAATATCTGTTATGCTTCTCTTTTCTAACTCTAAAGCTACTACTTCTGCCCACATTTATATAGCCCCCTTTTTTTGACAAATTTCTCTGTTTTTCGTGATTTTAAAAACAGTTGGCAATGCCAGCTGTTATTTTTTTTGACTTTTTTTAAATTTAATAAATTCTACTGCTTTTTGAATTTCATCAAGTTCTTCGTCTGTCATGACATGAAGTTCTTTATTTAGTATTTGAATTTGATGATTACGTCCGAAACGTTGCTCCATTTTTTCTTCGTTCATCTTCATTATAGTCTCAGGACAGTGAACTATCGTATTTCTTAATTTACTAGTTCCTATTAATTCATCTATTGTTACTCCGAACAGTGCAGACATTCGTACAATTGCATCCATCTCAGGGATTTTTTTAGCAGATTCCCATTGACTGACGCTTTGTTTAGTTACGTTCAATTTGTCACCCAATTGTTCTTGTGTCCATTTGTGCTCATTGCGTAATGTCTTGATGTTATTTGATAAAACTTGGCGTTCAAATCTCATAAAAAAACACCTCCTAACAATCAACATTATACACCAATAGTTAACGTTAAAATACACTAGTTAACTATTGGTTTATTTTTTTGACAAAAAATATTGACAGTTAACCAAAGGTTTACTATAATTATGTCATCGGGTTGTTAACCAATAGTTTACACAATCCGATGACCAATATGCAGGAGGTGGTTTTTAAAGTGCCGATTGATGTTAATTTAAGACGATTAAAAAAATTGAGGAGAGAAAGTGAGTTCTCTCAAAGAGAAATTGGTGAGTATCTTGGATTATCCAAAGTCTCTTATTGTAAAAGAGAAAAAGGGGTTACTCCATTTTCTCTAGCGGAGGCGAAAATGATTTCAGATTTATTTGGGCTACCGGTGGAAAAAATTTTTTTTGAAAATTAGGCAAACTGTTAGTTTACAAAAGGAGCGATTAAGATGACGGTTAATGTTTACGAGGTAAACGAACAGTTTACGGTAGTCGATGATAAGGGGCTTTACCTTGGCAGTGTTATCGAAGTAGATAATGATTTGGTTGGAAGTTATTTCAAAGGAGATTTCTTTGATTTTAGCAAGAATAAGGTTCTTTGCACATTTGTTAACGATGATTTAATAAATGTTGTGTTAGCTTTAGCACAATATCATCAGTTAATAATTGGTGTCGAAGAGGTATCTGTTATTAAGTAGTTGGAGGGAAGAAAGTGGTTAAGGAGAAGAATGATTATCCAATCGTATTATCAACAAGACATGTTGTTGAAATTCTTGAATGTTCAGAGACAACGGCACGACAGTATATCAATCATGCTTCAACAGTTTTAAAACAACAAGGGAAGGTTGCTTTAATTGATGTTGTAAGAAATGCTAGAATACCACGAGATTTATTTTTTGAGATTTATGGAATTTAGGAGGAAGAGAAATGAGTACTGAAGTAAAGTTAGGTATCTCTCAAACGAGAGGATATGAAAATGCAAAGTTAGAATTAATTAAAGTTACAACAAATGAACAAGGTCAAAAGTTAGTAAGTGGTCGAGAACTACATGAGGTGTTAGAGATTGGTCGTGATTTCACAACATGGATTAAGAAAATGATTGAGTATGGATTCCAAGAAAATATTGATTATGTTTTGCTCACCCAAACGGGGGAACAAAAAGGGAGAGGTGGTCATAACAAAATAGATTACATCCTAACCCTAGAAATGGCGAAACATATCGCAATGGTGCAACGTACTGAAATTGGAATGAAAGTCCGTAATTACTTTATCGAATGTGAAAAGGTAGCGCAAAATCCATACGCTAACTTATCTCCAGAGTTGAAAGCGATCTTTGCGATTGACAACAAACAACAAGAGTTAGAACGCCAACAAAAGGTTATCGATCAACGATTAACTAATATTGAAGAAAATGCAAAGTTAGAGCCTGGTGAATACAGCCTAGTTGCGAAACGAGTGTCATCGCGAATTAGACAAATACAAGAAGAACGCGGATGGATAACACAAGCGCATAGAAGTGAACTTTTCAAAGGGCTTAATGGAGATATTCTTCAAATCACTGGTGTTAGACATCGAACACAACTTCGTCAGAAACACTTGGATATGGTTCTTGATTTTATTAACGAATGGTATCCATCACAAGTGACGTTATTCAATATTAATCAAATGAGTTTAGGAATTTAAGGAGAGGTAATAATGGGTTGGGAGAATTTATCGCTTGTAGCTTATGAAGTTATTCATGAGTCGGTAACAGGTTTTAAAGTTTATCGCCAACATCAGCAGGTTGGGACAGTAGAAAAGAGAAATGGCGAATGGATTGCAGCATTCATGACGGGATTTAAAGTTGTAACATTTCAACATGAGTCGTTTGAGTTTGTGATAAATAAATTATCGAAATTAATTTAAGGGGGAATTGAAGTGTTAGGAGCAGGAATTTTATTGCTAGGAGTGTTAGCAACAGGAGCAGGATTAATATTTTCCTCGTCAGAAAAATCTTTAGAGAGATTAGACAGTTGTGATTTATCGAAAAGGCCATATACGAAAAAGCTTTTAAATGCATTTGGGATTGAGGTTTTAGAGTTAACGGAGGATGAGAGAATGGCAGTGTTAAGCCGATTAGATTATCAAATGAAGTTATTTGCAGAGGATTGGGAGGAAGGGCAACGAAATTCATTTGAGGTTCCGCTTCAAAAGTTAGGTATTGATGATGAAGCTGTTGGAGTTAAACGAGAAATTGAACAACTTCGTAACCAATTAGTGTACTTACCGTCTATTGAGGATATCGAATTAGCAGAAGATCGTTATAACTTAATCGTTACAGTTGATGAGAGTGTGTTGAAAGCTTGCTATGAAGCGCAGCTGCAAGAATGGACGACACAGGGACAATTAGAGCGTGCTGAGTATTATCGTAGCCGTGGGGTGATTTAATGGCAGATAAAAAGTATTACTGGTTAAAGCTTAAGAAAGATTTCTTCAAGCGTCATGATATTCAAATCATTGAGAATATGCCAAATGGTAAGGATTACGTGCTCTTTTACCTAAAGTTACTGGTAGAGAGTGTGGACCATAACGGTGGATTACGATTTAACGAGACTATTCCTTACAATGAGCAGATGTTGGCTACTATCACTAACACCAATATAGATACAGTATCGAAAGCTATGGAGTTATTTAGAAGCCTTGGGATGGTGGAAATACTGGACGATCAGACGATTTATATGAATGAAGTAAGTAAAATGCTAGGTGCTGAGACGTATTGGGCAGAAAAAAAACGTGAACAACGTCAAAAAGCAAAACTTAATTTATCTGAAACACCTCAAATTGGACATTGTCCAAGTGAAGTCCAAACTGTCCAAGTAATGTCCAAGGTAGAGATAGAGAAAGAGATAGATATAGAGTTAGATAAAGATATAGAGAAAGAAAAAGATAAAAAGAAAAAAAAGAAACCTGCTAACGCAGATTTCACATTGCTGATTTCTTCTTATACATCTAATGTAAATTTAGTTGAAGCTTTAAATGCTTTTGTTGAGATGAGGATTAGCATTAAAGCAAAGCCAACTGAACGAGCTATGAAGATGCTTTTAAATAAGCTAGATAAAATGACTCAATCAGATGATGAAAAAATTCTAATCTTAGAAAATTCTATCATGAATAACTGGAAAGACGTTTATGAGCTTAAAAATCAGCAAAGGGGGAATTTAAATGCACAGTCTTTCAGAAATACTGGCCAAGGAATCCAAAGAGATTCAATGGGATTCGAAATGGTCTGAGGAAGAGTTAGCAGCTGTTGAGGGTATGACACCTATGCAAGAAGTTTGCTACTGGCAAAATCAAAAACAAGGCAACTTGAATACTATTGATGGTATTGAGTGTTCTAAATGCTTGAATCGTGGATTTATGAATATTGTGAACGTGTTACCTAATGGAGCAGAAGTTACAGCTTACCAGGAATGCGAATGCACTGTAGCTAGAAAAGCTTATAAAACAGCAAAAGAAAGTGGCATGGGAGATTTATTAAGCTATAGATTACGAGATTTTAAAGCCACAGAAGAGTTTCAAGTGTATATGAAAGATAAAGCTAAAAAGTACATTTTAGAAGCTGATAAAGAATGGTTTTTAGCTTTAGGGCAGAGTGGGTCAGGTAAAACAATGATTTGTGCCTCGATTTGTAATCAACGTATGACTAAATATGATTCAGAACGCGATAGATTTCAAGAAGTGAAATATATGATTTGGAATGAGTTTGTCGATAAAATCAAGCGAATGAACTATGACTTGGATCGTGATGTTTACTTTAATGAGTTTTCGAAATCAGAAATCTTGTATGTTGATGACTTTCTCAAAGGGAAATATACAGAAACAGATTTGAATTATGCATTTCAGTTAATTAATTATCGTTATAACAATAATTTGCCTACGATTATCTCATCAGAAATGTTTCTTGATGAATTACGTGCAATAGATGAGGCGATTGCTGGACGTATGAAACAAAAGGCTGGTAGTTATCTAGTTCAAATTAGGCGTGATAGTAAACGTAATTATCGTTTCAAAGATGAGGAAATGATTTAATTTGAAAGGTGGTGATACAAATGCTGTATACACAAAAAAAGAGCATAAACTGCGCCAACAGTCCATGCTCAAAAGAAGAATTATTTCGCAAGATAATTCCTTCACAGTATACAGTATGTGCAAAAAATACGCAATTTATTCGTTGAAAATATAAAAAAATAGACAAATTAGGAGGAAAAGAAGTGAAGGAGATAAAAAGAGCAGCACGGAAGTTGTTATTTGAATTAGGCGCTCCGGTTAATTCAAAAGGGTTTGGATATGCAGTAGAAATATTATGTGATGGAGTAGTGAATCAAACACCAATTGTATATAGAGATAAAGTTTATGAGCGTTGGGCTGTTGTTTTAAAAGATACGCCTAGTAATGTAGAGAGAGCGTTAAGATATGTAAAAGATGAGTGTTTGAACCAATATAACGAGAAGTTTCGTTCGATTTTTGGAAACACAACAATTATAGGGACGTATGACTTTTTAGAAATGTTAAGGTTTTATTTAATGGATGAACTGGAGGGGCATTATTAATGGCGTTAGCAGATGTAGTGAAATTAGGAGTGGCTCTTAGCGAAGCAGCTAAAGTTATGAAAAATGAAGAATCGTTTCAGTATGTAGGCTTTGCGATTCCTGATACAAGGTTAACTTATGAGGATATAGAGTATTTGGGGCAAGTTGTGAGCAAGGAACTACCTTGTGAGGTCGGATATAAGCGACAAAAAAGCACAGCAATTGTGGTGCTTATGCGCAAGGAGGAAATTGATGAACGCACTAAGCTTTAAACACAACAAAATTATAGAGTGTCCTAAATGCGCTAAATTCTATGATTGTTTATATAACGATGAACATATAGGGGATCAAGAAGTGTTTAAGTGTGATTGTGGTGAGAGGTTTGTCGTTAAGTACGACAAGCCATCTGAGGTTGATTGGAACGAGATTTCAGAATTATGGAGGTAGAGAAATGAGTAATCCAAGCTTAGGACAAATCGTTAATTTATGTAAGAATCAAAAAATGAATCAAATTTATGTTGTAGAGTGTCACGATACAAAATTAGTTGATACAGACCAGGTTTTAAATCAATATCCTGATGTTGAAATAGATGCGTTAACGGTTGAAATGTTTTCTACGGTTGATTATAAGCGTTCTACGGTGTTTCACCAAACATTTAAGGTGTTTATCTAGGGAGGGTATTAAAGTGGCTTTAAAAGACGAAAAAACAGTTAATAATGAGGCTCTTGCAGAAGAAACTCAAAAAGTGATTAATATTTACTCTAAAATGCAGAGTGTGAGATGTGCTTTGCTAGAAATGAACTTAGAAAAAAGCGGAAATAACAAATTTGCGGGATTTAAATATTTTGAGTTAGGTGATTTCTTACCGACAATTACAAGATTATTAAATGAGCATGGGTTATGTAGTCGTATGTCATTTACTAATGAAGAAGCTAAGCTAACGATTATTAACATTGATAATCCGAATGAATTAATGGAATTCACTTCTCCAATGTCAACAGCAGCAGTTGCTAAAAATGGAAATGAAGTACAAAATCTTGGAGCGGTGCAGACGTATTTGAGACGATATCTTTATGTAGCAGCCTTTGAAATTGTTGAAAATGATGGGCTTGATGCTACTGCTGGAAATGTTGAAACGAAAGGCACAAGCAAAACTAAAGCTAATGTGAATGCGAAGAAAATTGAGAAGTTGATAGCGAGTAAGCAAGTTGATGCTGATGCGGTTATACAATTTGCCATAAGCACATACAACGTGACTGCTTTCAATGGATTAAGTGATGATCAAGCTAAGTCATTGATTAATATGTTAGAGCAGTATCCTGATAAAAATGCTTAAAAAAGCTATATTTTATGATTATACAGAAACCGAAAAGGGTGCGTGGTTTAAGGTCCACGTCCCTGGATGGTTTGCACCGAAGCAGCTGATTAAAAAGTTTATGTCTGGCGTAATGAAGCTTGATGATGGTGTTGCCATATCAGCAAAGCAAAGAAAGTTGGTATACGCTTTATTCAAAGATATCAGTCTTTATACAGGTTACGAAGTAGATGAACTAAAGGAGCTCTTGAAGATTGAGTTCATGGTTGATAGAGATCGTGATTACTTTAGCTTATCTAACGTAGATATGAAGATTGCTAGAGAGTTTATAGAGTATATTCTTGAGTTTATGTTCTTGTGGGACGTACCAATTAACCCGAAAGTTGTTATTTTGGCAAGAGAAGTCAATAACTTCTTATATTTATGCCTGGTGCATCGTAAATGTGCGGTATGTGGTTGTAAGGCAGACATTCACCACCACGAAAATCTAGTCGGTATGGGTATGGATAGAGCAAGACATAATCATGAGGACTCGAAATATATCGCCTTATGCAGGGTTCATCATAATGAGTGTCATAACTTAGGGCACAAGACTTTTGAAAATAAATATAAGCTCACAGCAATTAAGTTGAATGAGAGAACGATTAAAGAGTTAAGGATTTAGGAGGAAGAAAAATGAAGTCGGGGATTAAAGATGGCATTAACTTAAGGGAACGTAAGGTTAAACGTGGTTATTTACGTCAAGAAGAGATGAATCAAATCATTATGTTAGCGTCTGTACATCAATTACTGATGGGGATTCGCTCGCTTCACGGACATGGTGACAAGGAGCCTGTTTGGAGCAAGTTTGAAAAGAGTGGAATTATTACTAAAGAGCAAAGTAAGAATTTAAAAATGGCCACAACTTATCAACGTAAATTCTTAGAGAGTTTTATTGAAGATAATCTAGACCGTAAATCGAAAGAAACAGTAGCTAAACGTCTTGCAAAGTGGGAGCTCCGTGTTGCAGATGATTATCAAATCAAAAAATTAGAAAAGATGTTATCAAAATGTGGTGAGCGTACGTTGAGCCTAGGTGATTTTCATTCGTTAATCGATGGGAAGTTATACGCGGAGTGTAAAGGTTGCACTAAAAACCGTAACGAATGTAGGTTGCGAGATTTTTATGAAGCTAACTTTGTGCCACCAGTTGAGGATCTAGGAAAAGTCGAAAGCGGCGAAGTGGCATGTAATTGCGAGTATGCATATTAAGTTGGAGGGATATCGTGAAAAATCCATGTTTTCGTAGCAAGGATGACCAATGTTCTAAAAGGTGTGTTGGTTGTCGAAATACTTGCCTAGATTGGCGTGATTATGAAGTAGCTAAGCAACAGGAATATGCGCAACGTAGAAAAGATGCTATAGCATTACCGAATACGGTTAAGGCAGATTTTAAAACGGAGTATTTAAGATGGAAGGCGGGGCATTAATGACAATTAATGAGTATAAAAGTGAAAATGGGTTAACAAATAGTCAATTAGCTGATTTATTAGATGTTTCTGAAAGTAGCATTGAAAAATATTTAATGGGAGATGCAACAAGTGCAGCTATTGCTAAGAGAATGTCTAAGTTAGGGATAGAACATCCATACCAACGTGGTCATGTCAAAGGCGGAGAAGATGTGCCAGTTAAGAAACATACACGTAAAAAGGTTAAAAGTGATTTCGATAGCAAAATCCTTAAAGAATATCAAGTAGCTATCATTAAAGAGTTTGGAAATACTGTCGTGTCGAAGAAACATAAAGCAGAGGATATTATTAATGAGTTTGCTCGATTTGGATTAGCGGTAGAGTTAACAGATTTCCAGGATAAGACGCATTATGATTGGAATACACACTATGTCGCAGGGTTAGTTGGAGGATTGTCGTGAACGGAAAGGGAAGCAATATCTGCAAGAAGGCTGTAAAAGTATTTGGTAAAGACGTGCAAGAGATGATGTTCATCGAAGAGTGCGGTGAGTTATTTCAAGCATTGTCTAAAAAGCGACGAGGATTTAAAGATGCAAACATCGCAGAAGAAATTGCAGATGTGGAAATCATGTTAGAGCAATTGAAACACATTCATAAGTGTCATGGTGAGGTAGATCACTGGAAAGAGAAGAAGCTTATGCGACTTTGCGGACGTATTGAGGAAAGAAGATAACGAAAAAGTAGCATAGTGTGAGTTAGTCTCCGATTTGCTGCTAAAAATATAGTTTTAAGAGGTGATAACTGGTGCTGAGTATAGGATATAAATTAAGAATGACAAACGGGGATACATTTTATATAAAAGCTGATGGAGATATCGATGCTGTTGCAATGTGGGTTACTAAAAACTCGAATGGTCATGGGTTTACAGTTGATGATAACGGTACTTATATAAGAATTAGAGATATTGTTAGTATAGAACAGTGTGACAAACAAAAAGTCCCAGAAAATTGTTCAACGTGCATTCATTGGGAAGATGATGAGGACAGTAACGACTTTAGTTGGTGTTGGGAAAAAGAACATCCCACATTTGGGATAGAAGAGTGTGATTGTTACAAACAAAGATTTTTCTTAAAATATTTGAATAATAAAAAGTAAATTAAAATTGATGTTTAAAAAGGTACAGGTTTAATTGCCTGTACCAGTAAGGAGGAGATTGTATGAGATTGAGGTTTAGATATCATTACCTGATTTCACACGTTAGTGATGGATGTAGAGGAAATGCTTATGTGATAGCGAATAAAAAGATAAAATCATGGAGCGATATTGAAGAAATTGCTAATGATTTAAAAGAGAAAATGGGTTTTGAAGTTGGAGTTGTTGGTTACCAGTTGATTAATAAAAGACTAGTAATAGAATAATTAAATACAACGGGTTAAGAGGTAAAAATAATGTGGATCAGTGGAAAAGTTGGGTATGTTTTAACAACGATAGCCATAGATGGAAGTCAATATCTTATAGCAGAAGATAGATTAACTAATAAATTTAGATTGGTTAATCTATCATACGGAACAGTCTGCAAGGAAGAGTTTAGTACTTTTAATGATGTATTAGAAGTTTTAGAATTGAACGAACATCTAATACAGAGAACAAGTTTTTAGCAAGATTGATATATCATAAAAATACAAATTTTAAAGTCGTTTAAGGAGGTTATAGTGTGGATATTTTTCATACCTATTACCATTTAAGATTAGACTATTTACTATATTGTATGGGTTGTTCAAAAACACGGGAAGAACATTCGGAAATACAGTCCACGTATTTTTCCTATCAAGATTTATTATATGAATTAGGATTTAATTTTCAAAAGCAATAAAATTAGACATTTATGCACATTGAAAGGAAGATGAAGATGAAAGAAACAACAATTATTAGCGGATTCCCTGGGGTTGGGAAAACAGAATTTTTTAAAGACCAAAAGTATCATGGGAGAGTATGTTTGGATAGTGATAGTAGTGAGTTTAGTTGGGTAAAAGATGAAAATGGAAATAATACAAAAGAAAGAAACCCAGAGTTTCCAAATAATTATATAAAACATATTAAAGAGAACATCGGTAAAGTTGATATTATATTTGTGAGTAGTCATGACGTTGTTAGAAAAGCGTTAGAAGAAGCTGATGTTAGATATGTATTGGTTTACCCAGAATTAACAGCAAAAGATGAATATGTTAGAAGATACCGACAACGAGGTAACAATGATGGTTTTATTAAATTTATTAGTGATAATTGGGATAGTTTTATAAACGATATGAAGAATGAAACTTTTCCATACAAAAAGGAATTGAAAGAATGGCAATATCTACCATCAATGGGAGTTGTTTTTAGTTGTGAGGTTGCAGGGTATTGTGAATGTTAAAAGTAAACAAAATTAAATTTTTATGTACGTTAAGGATTGGTGAAATTGAATGAAGAAAGAATTAAGAAAACAGCTATTTCATTGTTATTTCAAATTATTGATACTTCATCTTACAAATGAACAGGTATTTGGTTATGTAAAAAATGAAGATAAAATATTTGATGCAAAACTTGAAATAAAAGAGATAAAACGTGAATTAAAAAGTAAATAAAATTGATGTTTTAGATATATTTGAGAGGTGACGCTGATGAAAACGATATATTTATCTTGCACAGAAGATAAGGATAATGAAATTATAATCAAGCCATGTGATGAAACATCTGATTTATTTATTTGTGTGAATAATGAGTATGTTTATATATCTAAGGAAGATGCTGTATTTGTTGCAAATGAGATATTAAAATACTATGAGGATTTAAAGAGAAATACGTGTCTGTTTTAACACGTTAAATTTGTGACGGTAAATTAAAATACAAATTTTATGTATATTTAGGAGGTTGTGAATTATATGGGTTTTTGTTGCTTGTTTAGTAAAAAGAAAAGGTATGCTTATCAAGTAGGAAAGTTTCATAGTAGTTATGAAGTCAAAAGGGTGCTAGTTAGTGAGTGTGAAGTTTGTAGTTCCCGAAAAATTAAGACGCTCGATTGCCTTAGTAAAGAATACCAATCATTCTTGTGTAGAACAGCGGAAGAGGTTATTCAAATTTCACGAGCAAATGGTATTCCGTTACTAGGTGAAATTAATTAATAAAATTAGACTTTTATGTACGTTTTAGGAGGAAAATTGATGGAGATTAAAGTATTCAGAATGAACGATTGTGATATTGTAGCATCGCATTTAAGTGTCGAAGAAACAAATGAATGGTATAGCAAAGAATATGACAACAACGAATTAGAAGATGTTGAAGAGTTAAGCATCGATACTAATTATATGTGGTACGCTCTCAAAGATGGAGAAGAATATGAGTTAGCTTATTGTGACAAGTATAAGCAAGTTGGGCTTGATGTTTTTGAGTGTGTCACATATAGAGAAGCATTGAAACGTGATGGGGAGTACAAAGAACCCTATATTATCGCTTCAACAGAGTATTAGAGAAGTAATTAAAATTGTAACTTTCATTTGTGAATGTGGAGAACAGAAAATGATTTTAATTGCCGAAAGATGTATTTTGGAGTAAGTAAATTAGAAGTTTATAAACGTTTAAGGAGGGATTAACTTTGGTAGTTAATATTGATTTGTTATATAGAGATAAAAACGAATATAAAAAAGGTGATATAGTTGTAACCAAAAGAAAGGATAGAAGTGGTGGAACGTACTATTATCAAATTGTTTACTATCCGCATATTGAGGGTCGCTATGGTCTTGTGTACTTGAATTTAATGGACTTTGATAAAAAATATATTGCTAGTAGTCCGAACAAGTGCGTTGAAATTTTGTTAGAAAAAGTTAGTACGCTTGAGGTTGTTGATGTTATCAAGGCAGAAGATATTTTGATAACTACGAAATGTAATTAAAATCAGAATTTTAGGGGTGAGAGTGTGTTAAGAAATGCTTTAGAAAAAATAGTAAGAGAACGCGAGAGTGTTGTTAGAGAATTTGCACTAGAAGCAAAACGTGAAGGGTTTGCTGTAGTTGGGGTATTTGAAGGGATAAAAGCGGACCCTGTAAGTGGAGTAGCTCACCACCAATTAAACCTTGAGAGATTTATGACTGAAGGGGAACTGAAAGAACGTTGCCTCAAGGATCAAGATTGGCAATCAAATATGACATTAAACCTTAATGATTCAGAGGTTGTGAAGCTTTTAGAGAATTCTATTACTGCCAAAGATATCCTACAACAGTACTCATATGAAAAAAAACGAATTGCAATGTTAGAATTTGATAGACGGTGCATTGAGGGGCGGACTATTGTGAAAGTGACAAATTACAATCCAGGGAGTGGAGGAATCACTTTAGAGGATAAGTATTCAAATCGAATTGAAAGTTTGAACGCCATAGATAGAGAATTGATAGAGCTGAATTATAGTACAGGACGCGTAGAGAAAGCTTTGGAGTTAGTTAGGGATGTGAATGAGATAGGATGTGATGCTTTGTTGTTGAAACATGTACATAGTGATTCGTATGATGCAATAGCATTAGCGTTGAATTGTTCGAGAAGAACTGTCATTTACAAGATAAAAGCAGCAGAAGAGCTGTTCGAGAAGATTATGAAGTGATTTGCACTTTTTTTGCACCATGTTTGCACGAAATTAGGGTTTTTACGTGATATTATGATAGTGTAAATTAACTACGACGGAATGAGTGGTTAGGTCTTATTACTCACAATAATATGCATTAACCGCAATACTGAAATCGAGTTGATCGCAGAGGGAGAAATCCCTCAATCATGCTCCTTTAGCTTAATTGGTAAAGCTATCAGCTCATAACTGATAAGATGTAGGTTCGAATCCTATAGGGAGCACCAAAAACTTTTTGTAAGTCGCGAGGTATTTAAACTGTACGCGCTGTATCTATGGTCGCTTAAGATTGTCATAGATAATTCCTTTGTGAGTTGGAGGTAAAACTCTGGAGATTGGCATTCCAGTCGAACGGTTTGCAGAGTTATCCGAAAAACTACTGTATAGCTATGTGTAGACGTATACACGCGTTTCTTTCTATGTATTGTAGTGACATAGACACCTCTTGGCGAATTGACACCAACAGGTGAAAAAAACTTCCCACTCGCTACAACGAGGGGCTTCCCGGATTGAAGTTTTAAAAGTTTTATAAGACCGTTTTGTAATTAGTAGATAATGCTCATATGGTAGAGCAGCATGATTAAAATGTATGCTGTAGGTTCGAATCCTATAATGAGCACCAATGTCGTTATAAAGGCTGTAATAACAAGTTGGACATCTAATCAAACCTTTTTATTGAGCCTCTTATGAGGCACTTGTCGTGATAGCTTATATAGGTTAAAGCGTAGGTAATCCAAAACCTAAGAAGTTGGTTCAATTCCAACAAGCGGCTCCAATAATATGGGGAGAATTCCCCGCCATGTTACGAATACGAACGATAGCAGAGATTGTTGCTTCAACAGTTTAATTGTGAGATTTTATTATTAATGAACCTCCTTTCGTTAATAAAACTTTTGTTAAGTATTTTTCAACACTGTGGTTATCCTTTTTGATAGCCACTAAAATGTCTGTGTAGCTTATGTTAGTAAAGCTTTAATACGGTGAAGTTGGTGCAAATCCAACCGCAGGCGCCCCCCTAACTTAACCTAAAGTCTCTTCAAGTCTTTAGGTAATTCTCTCTTTTCATCCCAATATTTATAAAATATCCCCCGTTTTATAAGTTATAGGCACACGGAAACGTGTGTTTTTTTATTTGCTATGATGAAAGAGGTGGAATAATGAATAATGATTTAGTAAGGGTTTGTGAGTTAATTGCAAACGGAGAAGAAAATAAAGTTTATAAGCTTCAACTTTGGAGAAGAAAAAGAGCGGCTATATTAAAGCGTGATAATTACGAGTGCCAACATTGTAAGAGAAAAGCATGGCGTAGAAAGATTGTGAAGGCTACGCATGTGCATCACATTAAAGAGTTGAAGTATTATCCAGAGCTTGCGTTAGATGATGATAATCTAATCAGTCTTTGCTTTGAATGTCACGAGGAACAACATGATCGTAATGAGAACAACAGGAAGCAACCTAAATTCGTTAATGAAGAGAGATGGTAGTCTATATATAGCCCCCCATCTAAAAAAATCGCAATTTTTCGGATTCTCTGAGGTCGGGGCTATGAGGTGACAAGAAATATTTGTTTCGCACACGAAAGAATTTTTTAAAAAGGTTGCAGTAGGAGGTGTTATTTTTGGAAAAAGGAAAAATTAGAAAATCGGCTCAACGCATGTTTGAAAAAGGTAAGTCGTATTCGGAGATTTCTAAAAAATTTAACATCTCTGAAAGCACCTTAAAATCATGGAAAAGGCGAGATGGTTGGCAACGTGCAACCCCCAGTGAAAAAAAGAGCGCAACCCCTTGTAAAAATAAAAAGGTTGCACATGAGGAGTTGCAAACGAAAGAGAACGATATAGAATACAATCGTATTAAGACTAATTTGCTATCTCAGCTTAAAAATAAAGGCGCTCATGAAGATGCCTATATCGATTTAGTCAATGATTATATGTCAATGTGGCGAATCAAAAACCAGTTGATTGCTGACATCAATCAAAGAGGTGTCCAGGTCAAAACATTCAATAGTCACGGTCAAGAAATTTATAAGAAGAATGACAGTATTGTTGAGTTGCCTAAGTATAATTCGCAAATGTTGAAATTATTGAATGACTTAGGATTGAGTGCTCATGAAATCGATAGCGGTGATGATGATGACATCTAATAAGTACACCTACAATCCTTATATCGACAAATACATTGATATGGTTGAACGTGAAGAAGTTAAGACGAATGAAGATATTAAGCTATTAATTGAATTGGTCAAAAAGAAACTAAGTCCTCCTAACAACATCATCATCAAACATGAGATGATTGAGACAGGAATAAAAAAAATTAATGAGTATTTTCCGTTCAAACTGTTACCGTGGCAAGAATTCACGTTCGCTTTATTGCATGCATATTATGAAGATGATACGTTAGTGTGGGATACATTCTTATTAATGATGGGGCGTGGAGCAGGAAAGAATGGTTTTATTGCAGCTTTATCATTTTACTTCACAACTACTTTTCATGGAATCAAACAATACAATGTTGATATTGTTGCAAATAGTGAGAACCAAGCCAAAACATCATTTGATGATGTGTATAATGTTATTGAAGATCATCCTAAGTTGCAAAAGGCATTCTATCGAACAAAAGTTGAGATTAGATTTAAAAAAACTGATTCATATATACGCTATAACACAAGTAATGCTCGAACCAAAGATGGTTTACGTTCGGCATGTGTTATCTTTGATGAAATACATGAATTTGAAGACTATAAAAATATTAAGGTATTCCGTTCTGGTTTGGGGAAGAAGAAAAATCCTCGAACCTTTTTTATTACCACTAACGGAAACGTGCGTGGTGGCGTATTAGATGATTATTTGGAGCGTTCTCGTGATATTTTGCGTGGTGAAAATAAAACATCTAAAATGCTTCCTATCATTTTTAGATTAGATTCAGAAGATGAAGTTCATGATTTTTCAAATTGGGAAAAAGCCAACCCATCACTTCCGTATTTCAAAGATTTACGAATAACGATGGAGCAAGAATATTATGAAATGCAAGACCAACCACAAATGGCTATTGAATTTATGACTAAACGTATGAACTTGCCTGCACAAGAGTCTTATAGTGTTGTAGCTGAGTGGGAAAAAATCAAAGCAACAGATCGAGAAATTCCAGATTTAAAAGGTCAAAAGTGCATTGGAGCGATTGACTATGCTTCTGTTCGTGACTTTTGCTCAGTCGGATTGCTATTCAAGCATGGCGATGAACGAGTGTGGATTCAACATACGTTCATTTGTCATTTAGCGTTAAAATTAGAACATAGAGAATTTAAATTCGATATTGAATTAGCAAGACAAAAAGGACTGTGTACAATTATTTACGAAGATTCAATCAATGAGAAGTGCGTCGCCAATTGGTTTTTAGAACAGGCTAAGAAATACAAAATTTTAAACATTGTCTGTGACAGTTATCGTAAAGCAATCTTAACGGCTGCCTTTAGTGAAGCTGGATTGCCTTTAAATGAAGTTCGTAACGGTAGTATCACGCATAATAAGGTTTATCCATTAGTTGAAAAGCTATTTGCTGATGAAAAATTAATTTTTGGTGACGACATGATGATGCGTTGGTATACAAATAACGTGTATGTTGATACTGATCCAAAAGGAAATAAAACATATAAAAAAATAGAGCCGGTGTTGAGAAAAACAGACGGCTTTTTTGCTTTCATCCATGCGATAAGTAAAGATGAAGAAATACCAGTCCCTAAAAAATTAACATTCTTTAAATGCAAGACTTATTAGAGAGGGGGTGAAAGAATGGCGGTAGTTATTGATTGGATTAAATCTGCACTTTCAAGTGATAAAGAAAGTTCATTTAATAAAACGATGGAAGGAAGTTGTTATACGGATACACTTCCAGCACAGATTTATTATAAAGAGTTAGCTATTCAATCCTGTGTATCGATTATAGCAAATGCCCTTGTCATGAGTGAATTTCAAACATTTGAAAAAGGGATTGAGCAACGTAAAGATATTCATTATTTACTCAACGTAGCACCAAATAAAAATCAAAATGCGGTTGAGTTTTGGCACGAGGTCATTACAAAACTTATCTATGATAATGAGTGTCTAATCGTCATGTTAGATGATGAGTTGTTCGTTGCTGAAGACTTCCATCAAGATGAATATGTCTATTATCAAGATGTTTATTCTAATGTTAGCGTTAGAGGTCTTTCTATCAATCGAAAATTCCAAGATGAAGAAGTTTTATATTTAAAATTAAATGATAAGAACGTAAAAAAAGTCATTGATGGATTATACAGCGATTACAGTCAGTTGCTTGTTGCGGCGATTAAGGGATATAAGAAAGCAAATGGCTTCAAAGGAATTCTTAAAATTGATGGTCAAATGCCAACAGATGATGAGAGTGTAGCACAACTAGAGGAAATGTTAAATGTTCAGTTCAAGCAATATATCGAAAACGATAATGCCATCATGCCGTTGTCTGATGGTATGGAACTGAAAGAATCTGATTCAAATAAAGGTGTATTGAAAGATACTCGTGATATTAAAAAATTAATTGATGACATTATTGAGATTGTTTGTATGGCAATAAATGTTCCGGTTGGTTTAGTTAAAGGCGATGTCGCAGGAGTAGCGGATCAAACAGATAACTTTTTGATGTTACGAATTAATCCACTTGCAAAAATTATCACAACAGAATTGAATCGAAAAATGTATACAAAAAGTCAGTATTTATCTAAAACATACGTTAAAATGGATACTCAAAAAATCCGATTAGTTGATTTAGGTAAAATTGCAACAGCAGCTGATTTATTATTCCGAATTGGAGTCCATAACATGGATGATAATCGTGAATTAGTCGGTAAAGAACGATTGAACACGGAAGAGTCAACACAATACTATGTCACTAAGAACTATAATTCTGTAGTTAGTCAAAATGAAACTTTGAAAGGAGGTGATGAAGATGGAAAATATGGAACAAAGAACAATGAACCTCGAGATTCGTAGCGCAGACATTGAAAGCCGAAAATTAGTTGGATATGCTGCGACTTTTAAAGAGGAGTATACGAAGTTGACAGACCGTTGGGGTGAAGTTTTCTATGAACGTGTCCGTCCAGGAGCTTTCAAGAAATCATTATCTGAACGTGATGTTTTCATGCTTATTAACCATGATTGGAATAAAGTTGTTGGGCGTACAGGTTCAAACTTAGTCTTAGAGGAAGATGAGAATGGATTACGCTTTGAATTAGATATTCCTAATACTACCGATGGGAATGACTTGTTAGAGAATGTCCGTAATGGCTTAATTCAAGGGTGTTCATTTGGCTTTAATATCAAAAATCAAACTACACGCTGGGATGATAATTGGACATTTTATCGTGATATTGATGAAGTAGAACTATTTGAGGTAACTGCAACCCCTATTCCAGCCTATGCGGATACAGAAATTAGCGCACGATCTCAATTATCAATTCGAGATATCAAGCCTGTTATCGAACTTAAAGAGGAGCAGGTAGAAAAAGAAAATAATCACGAAAGAAGTGCTATGTTAATGAGCGCTTTTTTTAATGCTTTTATCAAAAAATAACGGAGGCAAATAATTATGAAAAATTTAGATTTAAAACAAACAGAAGTTCAAGAACAATTACGTTCTGCTTTAGAAGGACAAGATGAAAAGGAAATTGCTGCGGCATTCGGTGAGATGGCGCGTTCTATCGAAAAAGAGATTTTACGTGAGGCACGTTCTGAAATGCAAAAAGAGTTAAGTGATCGTGCGACATTAGAAGCGCGTGGACAAGCTCAATTAACGTCAGAAGAACGTTCATACTATGAGGCAGTTGTAGAAAAACGTGGATTTGAAGGAATTGACGTTGTAATGCCTAAAACAATCTTTGACCGAGTATTCGAAGATTTACAATTAAACCATCCATTATTATCTGAAATCGACTTCATTAATACAACTGGTTCAATCGAATGGATCATGCGTACATCTGAAGCTGCAGGTGCAGTTTGGGGGCCATTAACAGGAAAAATCACAGAAGAATTATCAAATGGATTCAAAAAGGAAAATGCATCACTTTATAAATTATCAGCATTCATCCCTGTTTCAAAATCAATGTTAGATTTAGGCCCAGTTTGGTTAGATCGTTTCGTTCGCGCGATGTTATCAGAATCAATCGCTATCGCTTTAGAGCAAGGAATTGTAGCTGGTACAGGTAAAGACCAACCAATCGGTATGATTAAAGATTTAGCTGGTTCTGTAAGCTTAGGTGTTTACTCTGATAAAGAAGCTACGCCTTTAACAGATTTATTGCCAGCTACATTAGGGAAAAATGTTATCGCTCCATTAACTAAAGAAGGTAAACGTAATGTTACACAGGTGTTATTAATCGTGAACCCATTAGATTATTGGGAAAAATTATTCGGTGCTACAACTGTCTTAAACGCTAACGGAACTTATGCTCATGGTGTGTTACCTATCCCAGGTAAGATTGTTACTTCAGTAGCTGTTCCAAAAGGAAAAATGGTGGCTGGGGTTGCTCGCAACTATTTCATGGCTATCGGTTCAGGACAAAAAATTGAATACTCTGATCACTATAAATTCTTAGAGGATGAGCGTACTTATTTGACAAAACAATATGCAAACGGTAAACCAAAAGATAACGACTCATTCTTATTATTCGATATCTCAAGCCTAAATCCTCATTTAAATATCTTTAATCAGCCTTCAACCGTTGCAATAGCTGAAGTTGCAGTAGCTTCAACACGCGCTAAAAAGTAGGCGATTAGATGTTATTTGAATTAAAAAATTATATTGGAATTGAGAATGACGACAGGGATATCACCCTGTTGTTACATCTCAATTCAAGTGAACGTTACTTCAGAAGAATTTGTGGTGATGACTTCGATTTTGATACGGATGAAGATGTCAAAGAGTTATTATTTGAGCGTTGTCGGTATGCGGATGCAAATGCATTAGAGTTGTTCGAAACGAATTTCAGAAGTGATTTAATTGCTTTGAGAATGAGAATGGCGGTGGAGAAACGTGCTAGATCAAAAGATGCTGAAAAAGCGCCTGCAACGTAAATTTGACCAACGAATTACAATCAAAAAAAGAAAGGTTGAAATTAAAGCTGGTCGTGAAGTCGTCACATGGGAGAATTACTATTCATGTTTAAGTAATCCAATCGAACTTTATGGCGCCGAACTTTATAATGCAATTAATATTAAATTCAATAGTACCGCTGTGTTTGAAGTAAGATATTGTAAATTAATTGAGGCCATGCGTTTTAAAGAAAAAGAATTTTCTCTAGAATTTAATGGCATGATATTTAATATCTATCAAATTGATTATCTGAAAAATGATAAATTCGTAGCAACGATTAAAGCAAAGCGGGTGGATTAATGTCGATTACAATGGAATTTGGTGGGCTTGACGATTTAATTCGTGAGTGCTCAGAACAAGCGACTCAAAAAGAGTTAGATAAAGTTAATCGAAAAGTATTAAAGGCGTGTGCAAATAGCTCAAAGCAAAAGCTATCTCAACGTCTTCCGCGTAGTAAAAACGTTAATCAATCGGGGCGTAAAGGTTCTAGAACTTTCAAACATTCAGCTGATGAAGTTCCGATGTCAGGAATGAGGAAAAAAGGTGAAAGGCGATACATTGTTGTTGGTTGGGATAAGGGCGATAATAGCCCTTATTTTTATACTAAATTCAATGAATGGGGTACGTCGAAACGTCCACCTGTTCCAATCTTCCATACAATTTCGAAAGAAATTAATGCGGAATTAAAGTCAACTGGAATGGAAGAGTATGAAAATTTATTGAAGAGGGTGATCCAATGATTGAAGATATTGATATTGAAGATTTAGTCTATCAAACCCTATCTTCGATTGAATGTCCGGTTAGATATGGCTGGTATGACGAGAATATGCAGTCAACACATGTGACGTACTTCATCATTCAAGAGTCCCCTGAAATGGATTCAGATGATGAAATGGAATCACTTGCTTATAACATTCAAGTGGATGTATGGTCCACGACAGATGATGATAAAAAAATTAAAAAACAAATTATTAAATCAATGAGAGCGCAAGGTTTTGGATTTGATGATAGTGCTGATTTGTTTGAGACAGAAACTAAAATCTATCATAAAGCTATGCGTTTTAATTACTATATGGAGGTATAAAAATGGGTCGATTAGTCGGGTTACGTGATGTAACAATTGCTAAAGTTATTGAGAATACCGATACAACATATCAAACAGATGAACCAGTTAAGTTATTTAAAGCAGTTAGCGGAAAAGTTACTGTTAAAAGGTCGTCAGAAAAGATTACTTCTGATGATGAGATTGAAGAAATTTTAAGCGATTTAGATTCAATTGATGTTGAATTTGTTGGAAATAAACTGACAATGCAACGTATTGCCGATATTTATGGGTGTCGATTAGTAAAAGGCATGTTAATTGATAATCAAGATGATCGTCCAGTAGAGATTGCTTTAGGATTTCGTGCAAAAGAAACGAATGGGAAATATCAGTTCCATTGGTTGTATTGCGGTAAGTTCGATGGAGATGATGAGCAAGATTATGAATCAAAAGGTGAGAAGCCGAATCCTAAAACAAAAACAGTTAAAGGAACGTTCTATGCACGTAAAAAGGACGGAAACTTCCGTGTTCGCGTTCATGAAAGTGAATTGTTAGGAAGTGAAAATGAAGCTAAACAAGCCATCGATTCATGGTTTAGCCAAGTTCAAGAGCCATTAGAAGCTTAGGAGGTAACGTCATGGAATTAATCTTAAATAATACAACTTATCAAAGTAAGCGCATTGTCGGAAGTGTGTATGATAGCTATTGCGAAAAAATGGACTACATCACAAAAACACAAGAAGAAGAAAAGCGTGGTTGGAATAAGGACGATATGGCAATCATGCGTGAATTCTTAGTTGAATATTACAATAATCAATTTACAGCTACAGATTTATATGAGCAGTTAAGTATTGATGAATTAATTGTTCAATTCATGGGAGTTCAAGTTGAAATCGAAAAGAATATTAACTCACGTTTAGAGGTATTAGCAAAAAAATAGAAACGCAAGGGTCAACTACTGATCCTTGCGAAAAATCTTTATTTGATGATTTTGATAATGATGAAGGATATGAGATTGCTGAAGAAAAAACATCTTACTGGCAAGAACAAAAACAAATCCTTCATTTTTTATATCGTCATGCAATTAATCACTCTAGGTGTAGTTTCGTAGATTGTTGTAACTTAGATTTAGCACAATTTATTGATTATGTCATTTTCGATTTAGATGGGCGTGAGGAAAATGTAAGTATCCCAATCGAAGCTGAGGAGGTGAAATAATGGCAGGAGCTAACCTTAGCGTCGGAATTAATAACACTCAATTCAACGCTGGTATTAAAGAAATTAATTCCGGTTTAAGAACGATAAAAAGTGAATTCAATCTCGCTACGGCCCAAGCTAAAATGTTCGGGACGCAAACGGATCAATTAAAGGCTAAAGCGCAAGAATTAACTAAGAAAATAGAGTTACAATCTAACCAATTGCAACTTTTAAAGCAACGCACACAAGGTGTAAGTACGGAAATCGTTGACCAAAAGAAAAAACAATCTGAATTATCGATGAAGATTGATGAAACAACGAAAAAATACAAAGAATCTTGTGAGCAAACAGGAAAGAATAGCGAACAATCTAAAGCTTTAAAAGATGAACTCGCTAAGTTAAAAGAACAGTACGCACGAAATGAAGATGCGATAAAATCTAAGTCAAATCAGTTACAAAATCTTCGCAACCGCATGATAGATACTGAAGCAGGAATATTAAATAATACGCATGCGCTTAAAGAAATCAATAAAGAGATTACGGCAGCTAAATTTGATAAGTTATCAAGCTCACTTGATAACGTCGGCACGAAATTAGAATCGGTAGGAAAGAAATTATCTGTTCTAAGTGGGGGAATACTTGCTGGTGGTGTTGCTTCTTACAAAATGGCAGCTGATTTTGAAGAATCAATGGCAAAAGTCATGACGATTGCTGATGAAACAGAAGTAGGATATGATGATCTCAAAAAAGCCATTATCGATTTATCAGATGAAACTGGAATTGCTGCAGGAGAGATTGCTGAGAACGTCTATAATGCCATCTCGGCAGGACAATCAACGGGTGATGCAGTAGCCTTTGTTGCTGAATCAAGTAAGTTAGCAAAAGCAGGGTTTGCTGAAGCAGGCGCCGCCCTTGATGTTTTGACGACAACGCTCAATGCTTATGGATTAGAAGCAGAAGATGCCGCAAGAGTATCTGATGTATTGGTGAATGTACAAAATGAAGGTAAGACGACAGTTGGTGAGTTATCAGCGAATATCGGTAAAATCATTCCGACTGCGAACAGTGCGAATTTAAGTATTGAACAATTAGGTGCTGGGTACGCCTTAATGACTAAAAACGGGATTGCAACAGCAGAATCAACCACATACATGAATAGTATGTTGGGAGAATTAACTAAGAGCGGAACGATTACGTCAAATGCATTAAAAGAGCATACGGGTAAGACGTTTGCTGAGTTGATGGGAGAAGGGAAAACACTCGGCGACGTATTAAATACATTGAGTGGAATTGCATCAGAAAGTGGAAAATCACTCAGCGATATGTTTGGAAGTGCTGAGGCTGGACGCGCAGCAATGACATTGGTTAGAGGTGAAGGTGCAGAATTCAATACTCTTTTAGAGTCTATGAATAACTCATTAGGATCAACAGATTCAGCGTTTCAAACAGTAAGTAATACGCAAAATCAACAATTCAGAGAAGCAGTGAATGCTTCTAAAAATGCAGCAATGGATTTTGGAAATGAGTTGATGGTAGGAGCTACTCCAATTATTCAAGAACTTACGTCCGGAATTAAAGAGGCATCTACATGGTTTAGAAATTTAGATTCAGACCAAAAGCAAAACGTGATTCAAATTGGATTATTAGTCGCTGCAATCGGTCCAGGACTTATTGTTATTGGTAACTTAACGAAAGGAGTTGCTAATACAGTACGAGGATTTAAAGATCTTTATTTAGGCGTAGGTGATACGATTACGAAGATAAAGGAACTTTCACCACAAGTTATTGATGGAGTAAAGAATTTAGGTTCATTTGCTAAAACGGTTGGGACTTCAACCTTAAATTTAGGCAAACAGGCAGTTCAATTTGGAATAAATACGGCTCAGATGGTAGCAAGTAAAGCAGCAACATTAGCAACGACTGTTGCAACTAACGGAATGGCGGTTGCACAAGGTGCGTTAAATCTTGTTATGTCAGCTAATCCAATTGCACTTGTTGTGATTGCTTTAGGAGGACTAACTGCTGCATTCGTCACGTTATGGAATAAATGTGATTGGTTCAGAGAAAAAGTTTCTGGTTTATGGAGTTCAATTAAATCAATATTTAATAACGGGATTGAAAGTTTAAAAAAATTCATGAACTTTGAGTGGAGTTTGCCGAAAATCAAAATGCCACACTTCTCTATTAGTGGGAAATTCTCATTAAATCCACCATCAATACCAAAGTTCAGTGTCGATTGGTACCATACTGGAGCCATCTTTAAAAACCGCACCATTCTACCAGGTGGAATCGGCGTAGGTGATAAATATAAAGGTACTGGTATCAATGCAGAGGCGATTGTTCCTCTTGATGAGATGTATCATAACGTAGCAACTATCATCAACCAATCGCTCGAAAGTTATAACCTAACGTCTGAAAAGGCATCTAAGCAACCGATTGTGATTGTCGTTCAATCTGTTTTAGATGGGAAAGTGATTTCGGAAAGTACCGCAGAGTATGATGATCTTTATGCCGGCCAACGCTTGAAATTAGCACAACGAGGAGTGAGTGTATAGTGAGTGGGATTAGTTATAATGGATTTCATACACAAAAAGATTTTGGCATCTCTATTTATTCAAGAGATATTGATATCGCCAAAAAAAAGGTTATAAAACAAGATATTCCGTTTATGAATGGTGAATATGACTTTAGTGAATTATATGGTGAAGATTGCTATGAAAATAGAGAATTAACATATATCTTTAATATTGTGGCAGATAGTCGAGTTAACTTGAATCTGAAAAAAAGGAAATTAATAAATGCTTTTATGTCAGCTCCTGCTGGAACAATTTACGACGATCTATATCCTGGCCTATATTTTTATGGCAAGTGTATCTCTTGTGAGTTTTCATCAAGAAAAAATTATGGGAAATTAAGCGTCACCTTTGATTGTCATCCGTTCATGTACGGTATTCATAATGAGGGACATGATATCTGGGATGACTTTTCTTTCGAGGAAGATTATGCGCAACCGGTTAATTTTAAAATAAACGGTGTGGATGAAATTTCACTTTATAACGTGAGCTCTATCGCCGTTACTCCAACTGTCGTTTGTTCAAATAAAATGGAAGTCACTTTAGATGGAAACACGTATATATTTAAAGCAGGAGTCGTAAAAGATTATCGTTTTAAATTGCAAAAAGGGAATAATGAATTGAAAATTAAAGGCAACGGAGATATACGTTTTGAATTTAGAAAAGAGGTGCTTTAAATGTATCTTGTAACAGCAAATAATGGCGAAGGTGATATCTATTTAAATGTACCCTCTACGAACAACAATGCCCAACGTATTACTGGAACTATTAAGAAGGGGATTAATGTGATTGATAGTTTTAGTTTTGCTATTTATCCGAATAATACTGGATATTCGCAATTACAGCAACTAAAGACTAAAATTAAAGTTTTGAATGAAAAAACGAATAAAGTAGAGTTTATCGGAAGAGTCTTACTTGCTAAGCCTAAAATGGACTCTAACGGCTTATTGATGATGAATATCGTTTGTGAGTCGGAGTTGGGGTATCTAATGGACTCTATCACTAAATATGGGGAATATCACGACATTAGTGTGAGAGATTTCTTACAAATCATCATTGATAACCATAATGCTCAAGTTAGCGAAGATAAATATTTTGCGCTAGGAAAAGTAGAGATAACAGGTACTTTATATCGCTATTTAGGATATGAAGAATCGTTAAAGGCAATTAAAGATAAATTGATTGATCGTTTAGGTGGCGAATTAAGCATTCGTTATGAGAATGGTGTAAGGTATCTTGATTATTTGTTAGAAATCGGAACGCACTCATCAACAGAAATTCGGTTAGCAAAAAATCTACTAACCATAGAGCAAGAGAAAGACCCGACACAAGTAGTTCCACGAATTATTCCGTTAGGAGCTAAATTTGAAGATTCTGATGAGAGATTAACCATAGGCAGCGTTAATGGTGGTATTGATTACATAGACGACGTAGAAGCGATTGAAACGTTTGGATTAGTAGCTAAGGCAGTCACATGGGATGATGTCAATTATCCAGATATCTTAATGAGAAAAGCCAAAGAATATCAAGCGGACAATAATCGCATTTTAAAAAAACATAAAGTAGAAGCCGTGGATCTATCCCTAATCAATTTAGATATTGATAGTTATGAAGTAGGTAACTATTATCCTGTCATTAATCCATTGATGAATATAAATGAAGATTTACGTGTCATTGAAAAATCAATTGTCATCGAAAGTCCTGAACAATCTTTCTTAACTATCGGAGATAAATTTGAAGACATCAAAGATTATCAATTAGGAATGTTAAAGTCTGCTAAGTCTGTCGAAGTACTTAGGGGAAATATCTCATCAACAGTAACCATTGTAGGAGAGGTTAATACAGAATTACAAAATACTGTTGCATCGGTCTCCCAGATGGGTGATAGCCTTAATGAAACAAATACAGTTGTTTTACGACACAATCAAGCGCTAATTGATTTAAGTAATCAAATGCTACAAACCATGCAAGAATTGAGTCATTTAAAGGAAACTACATCAACTATTAGCGAGAAAGTCACTACAAATGGTAATAACATCGACCGATTGAATAAACGACTAAATTTAGGGGTGTAATAATGGAAGAATATAAGATTATTAAAGCGACGACATTAATAGCATCTGAACAGACACTCTATAGCAATACTTCAGGAGCTATCGTTAAAACAATCGTACTCCAATCAACTAATCCAGAAATAACAAAAGCAACCCTGTCATTTGACGGAGTTGCTTTTAATTTTGAATTAGGAAGCGACGTAACTAAATTTGAAGGGCCTATAATGACTAAAGCAATTAAGGGCAGTGGTGATGGAGTTAATGTCCATATTACTGGATTGCAACTATAAGGAGAGTGAGAAAATGGCCAATATTACAAATTATTTGAATAAAATTAAAACAGCCGTATATGGCAAGGATGTTCGTGGCGCTATCCATGACGCGATTAAACAAGTTTATGATGATGCATCTGTTAACCACGACAATGCAAATATGGAAGTTAAAATGGCTCGTGGAACTCATAATACATTAAATGATCGTCTAGATAATGTAGATGAAATTCAAGCTCAAACTAATGCACAATTGTCTCGGGTTAATAATGATTTAACGATTTTTAATTCTAAAACACAAGCGTTTATTACCCCCGAACAGTTTGGAGCGGTTGGAGACGGTGTAACAGATGACACTGAGGCAATTCAACGAGCCTCTGATAATTGCAAATCTGGTCAAAAATTAATGTTTGGGGCGAATAAAAAATATAAAATCTCAGATACAATCACATTTTATCGAACAAATGTAATTGATGGTAACGGATGCTTTATTATGATGGATGATAATTTTAGAGGTGAATCACGTTTTGCCTTTAGATATGACCACACGGCTAATGACAATAACATCCTAGATACATTTATTATGGGGAATGAAATAAAGAACTTTAATATCCAACACTATGGAAACATTGAAGATACTTATTTCAATGGAATCTTTGTTGCGGAAAATTGCCATGTCTTAAATATTTACTGTTGGGGGTTAAATAAAGTAGTTGAAGTGACAAAAGAGGCTTACATTGACTTTATCACGATTGAGGATATTAATATTTGGGGTAAATGGGGCAATGACTTTGCTATTGATACAGGACACATGGGAGATGCAAGGGTTGTTAAAAACATTCATTTTACACCTGTTGATGCCTCTAACTATAATGTGTTAAAAGTAGGTAACGGTCATAATACTTGTCGTGTAGAGGGAATTATAAATGGTCATATTGAGATGGGGAAAAGTTTGGTTGATGTCTCAAATTTACATTTAGAAACAGGTATTATAAAACTTAATGGGACAAGAGGGAGCATTAAAGAAGTTTTCATGTGGTGTCCTCAAGACGGTTCAATTCCGATTACAATGCTGTCTGGAACAACGATGACATTAGAAAATTGTTATTTCCATTATTTTGATAGATTACAATATGACTTTATTAATGCAAAATTCAATGAACTTGAATTAAGTTGGGACACTGTTTTAAACATAAGAAATTGTTTTAAAAACATATTACCACCAACAGATGTCACTCTTTTAAATGCCGTGGGTATTACAATCAAGGATAATGAAGAATTTAATAACAATAGTTTATGTAATTCCATTGAATCAACAATAGTAAACGGTAGATGCATCTCTTCAATTATGCCAACTGACAGAGGTAACCCAAATTATAATATTTTAGGTTCGTTTTATACGGATGGAAACGTTAAATGGAAAGCAATGTCTGGAACTTATTATTATAACGCGATTTTAGTGTATGACGAAAAAAGAAAAATCGGACAAACAAAGAAAAGTGGTGAAGTGAGTCAAACTATCACAAATGGCGGTCCTTGTCCTCTTATTGGTCTAAACGGAAGAATGAACTCAAACATAAAAGTATATCGCGGAACAACCTCGCATTCTTATGATAAAGTTGTAAATATTGGTCCGAGAGGTGATTATTTACACGACAACGGCTACCTTTTAAATGGCGCTAAATGGGTTAATATAAATCCGTCTGATGTTGAAACGGATTATCTTGAGGCAGAAAAATATGAAATAAATAATGATGGAACCGTTACTATTTCTGCGGTAACAACTCCAACAGCAGGAGAATGGAAAAAAGGTGACAGAATTATTAATTCAACTTATGCCGTTGGTTATCCTAAAGCATGGGTATATAATGGTAGTGAGTGGATAAGTGAAGGTAATTTGTAATATAGGAACAATTGGGTAATAGTTAATTGAAAATGACGTTTTAAGCTGCCGTTTGTGTAGCTTTTATTTATATGGAGGTGCAAGATGAATATTTTTAAAGGAACCTTAGATACACGACAACAAAACGGAGTTATCGCTTCTATCAATCAATTCGATAACGCAACTTTAGAGTTGAAAATTGTTACTGATGGACAAATTGACAATGTTTGGGATGAGCCGCGTTTCGAATTAATCGGAATGAAACGTGACAACAACCCTGTTCGAGAGGTTGATCAAGATCATTTTACGATTTTAAGTAAAGAAGAACATAAAGTGCGAATCGAGTTGAAAGAGCAATTTTTAACGTGTCGTGGAACTGTTAAAATGCAATTAATCATCAAAGATGGTGGTCGAGAAAGCACAACTATCTTTTATTTGCTTGTAGGTCAAAGTTTAGATCGAGATATTATTGAAAGTCGCGTGGATGTTAAGGTGTTAGATGATTTAGAAACATATATTCAGACAGGGCGCGAGGTTATTTATGACGCACAAGCCATCGTTACCGACCTCAAAGATGAAATGTCGGAGTTTAACGCGTCATCATCGGAAAAAGAAGCGGAACGACAAGCTAGTGAGTTAAATCGAGCATCTAAAGAGTTAAACCGTATCGACAATGAAGAAACTCGTGTCACAAACGAACATGATCGTGTTACGAACGAAGAAGATCGCGTGACAAATGAAGAAGAACGTGTCGCAAATGAACAGGATCGTGTAACCAATGAGCAAAATCGCCGATTAGCCGAGAACACTCGCATCGCACAAGAAAGAGCGCGACAAGATGCTGAATTACAACGCAACTCTATCTTTGAAGAAAATGAAACTATTCGTAAAGATGGAGAGAAAAAACGAATCACCAATGAGAATGAGCGCGAGAAAAAATTTAGCACATGGGAAGAACGCGAAACTACTCGATTAAGATCAGAAGAAAATCGCATTATCCAGGAGCAAGTGCGCGTTGCGAACGAAGAAACGCGACAACGCCACGAACAAACTCGTCAGAATCAAGAAGATTATAGACAACGTACCTACACGCAATTCAACGAAGCAGAAGCTAGTCGTGTAAATAAAGAGTTGCAACGACAAACGGCTGAAGAGAACCGTGTAGCTGCTGAAGCCAACCGTCAGAACAGTTATGCAGACCGCGAGAACGAGCGTGATCGTCAGTACGCTGAATCAGAAAAAACACGCAACGATGCTTTTGAACAAAACGAAGTGAACCGCCAATCGGAATATACGACGGCTGAACGTCAACGTGTTGAAAGTGAAGAATTGCGTAAATCTCGCGAGCGTGAACGAGAGACTGCAGAATCTCAACGCGCAACAACTGAACGTGAACGTGTTAATGCGGAACAAAAACGAGCAGCCGACTTCAACCGAGAAATCGAAAACATTCAAAATACGATGAATCAAGCCGTGTCTAATGTGAATGGAGCTATCGACACCGCAAATTCAACGATGGAAGGCATTGAACAACGAGCAGAAGAATGTCTGTCGGTCATCGAACAAAGTTCAAATGAAATTGAACGAGCGCGTGTTGACTATATCGGCAATCAACACTCATCAATCAAAAAAGCTAATGATGCGAATGTTGATTGGTTGTTAGGTGAAGTGAACACGGCACATTACGAGGGGCAACATATCACAGCTCTTGATACTCTTGAAGGGCAAGCTAAAAGTGCAATTTTATCAGGTAACACAGGTTATCGTGATATTGATACAGGAGAGTTTTTAGAAACCTTTGAAGAAGGTAGAAACCTTGAATTAGTATCGGTTACAATGCCTGTTTTAAAGACAACAGGGAAGAATTTGTTTGACATGAATAGACCATATGATGCTATAACAGACAGCCAAGCAACTGTTGTTCAAGATACAAATCAAATAACAGTTTCTAGCGCTGACTCGGGGACGTATGTAAGTGCCAATTTTATATTAGACAAAGATTTCTTTGCGGGTAAAACTGTCACTGGTAGTTGCTTATATGAGTCAGATATAAAGGATATAGGAACAGTGCAAATCAGTTATCAAGATGGTAATGGTGACCACCATTATCAATGGATAAAAACACCGAAAACGTTTACTTTTCCAAATAACTTTATAGGAGATGTTGTGTTGTGTGTTTGTGCCAACAATACAGGTACACCGCAATCAAACACTGTAACAGTTAAAAATATCCAATTAGAGTTAGGTTCTGTCGCAACTTCTTACGAACCACATAAATCAAACATTTTAACGGTTAATGAAGATGTGACGTTACGTTCAAATGGGGATATTTGTGATGAACTTAACTTGTTAACCGGACAATTAACGCAACGTATTGGCGAAGATGGAGTGGTTTTATCTCAAGAGGTCGTTAAAACAGTTGATTTAAGCGACAATCACGTTTATTCATATAAAGATGTGACTCACTACGATTGTTCTAGCGCCGAGGGTTCTTTAGTTCCGACGTTATCAATCGATGTGCCAACTAATCTTCCAGCAGTCGTAACAAGACAACGAGTAACGATCCAAGAGTTAGAAAAAGAAAATGTAGCATTAAAAAACGTAATCGAGGAAACGGCAAATTCTAGCGTCAATGGCGACTTGGAGTTAATGTCATCTCAATTTGAGTTAGATTTCCGATTATTTGAAATTGAAATGAATTTAGATATGCCTATGATGGCGATGATGAGAGGAGTTAAAAGCATGGCAATGACAGTGTATCAACAAGCAAAAACTTTAATCTTAGCAGGGGAATATGAACGCGAGGACATGGAATACAAATTAAATCGCTACAAAGCAGCAGGGCGCATTGCTGTTGAAGAATACGAAGAGTTAATCGCCTTAATGGACGCGCGCGAATTAGTAGATTAATCCAATAAAAAAATAGGTCACTCATTGAGTGGCCTTTTGTATTGAAAGGTGGTGAGGAAGCGTGAGTTTAGAGTTATCAAATTATGTAGTTCTGACAGGAATTCTAATTGTTGTGGGGTTATTCTTAAAAAAGTGGGAACCTCCAATAAAAAAGCAATATGTAGCACTGTCTCTGCTAGCGATTGGATTAATATTAGGTCACTTAATGGTTAATTATGCAGCCTACGGATTTTTAATGGCAGGATTAGTATTTTACAAAGACGAGCTAGTGGAAGAGGTTAAATTAGTCAAAGAGAGTGTCATCGCAGTAAAAAAAGAAAAAGATTTAACGAATGGAGATGATAAATAATGGATTTAAATTATTTAACTGAGTTTTGCATTCCAGTTATCGTAGGAATTTGTGTCTGCGTTGGGTATGTAATCAAGACTAGCATTCCTGGAGTTCCTAATAGATTCATCCCTCTGATTATGGCGGTCTTAGGATTAGTTTTAAATGTTTGGATCACTCAAGGAATTGATGCGAATATTGTTTTAGCAGGTTTATTCAGTGGATTAAGTTCAACAGGATTACATCAATTGTTTAAAAATTTTATTAACATGGAGGAGAAATAATATGAATATCGTTAAAAATCTAGTTTCTGAAAGTAAATATAGCGTTAAATGTCCTTATTTTATGACACCTGAGTTCATCGTCGTTCATAATACAGCAAACGATGCACCAGCTGCTAATGAAATTAAGTATATGATTAGCAATGACAACCAAGTGTCATTTCACTTTGCAGTAGATGATAAAGAGGTGATTCAAGGATTACCTCTAGATCGTAATGCCTGGGCTTGCGGTGACGGAACAAACGGTAGTGGAAATCGTAAAGGTATTCAAATTGAAATTTGCTACTCAAAAAGTGGTGGAGCTCGTTTTGAGAACGCCGAAAAGAATGCTGCTAAATTTATCGCTCAATTACTAAAAGAACGTGGATGGGGCGCAGATAAAGTCAAGAAACATCAAGACTTTAGCAATAAATATTGTCCTCATCGCACGTTAGACAAAGGCTGGGCATCATTCGTGAATATGATTAAAGATTATTTAAATGAATTAAATAAACCAGTGCAATCCACTCAATCGTCTAGCATTTCTGTTGGAGATAAAGTGAAAGTTAAGACGACAGCAACTCATTACGTAACAGGACAGTCTATGGCTTCATTTGTAAAAGGTTCAACGTATGAAGTCACTCGAATTGATGGAAATAAGTTATTGTTATCTGACATTGTGTCATGGGTATGGCATTATGATGTTGATAAGGTCGGATTTACAACTCAATCAAGTTCAGATAACTCATTCCTAGTCGAAATTATATGTGACGAGTTAAATATTCGCCAACAAGCGGATTTTAATTCTAAAGTTGTTGGAACTGTTAAACGAGGTGAAGTATTTACTATCATCGAAGAGGAAAATGGCTTAGGTAAGTTAAAATCGGGTGCTGGATATATTAGTCTTAATTCTAAATATGTAAGACGTAAATAATCTGGTATAATAAGCGTATAGGCAATGGCCTAAATACAATGATAAAAAATCAAATATCGATGTTCGTTGCGAAAAGAGGTAGATTTGGTTAATTCCATTTCTACCTCTTTTTTATTTTAAGTTATTCCTGTATTGAAGTGGGCTACAGTCACAAAGTTTATAATTAGACAGAAATATTGATGAAAAATGTAATAACTGTTATAATTTTGCTGTTGAATATAAAAATAAGAAAAGTTATTATGGCATTTATGAAATAAGTTAATACAATAAGATATATAAATGAAGTATTATAAAGCGATAAATAGTTCTTAATAAACTCGTATTAGCAGATTAAAAGATAAAGATAAAATATTTATCTCTTCTTATAAATTAAATGCATATGACTAGATAGTGTAGGGAGGAAGTATGGAGATTGGAGTAATTGTTGTCTTTATAATGGGGTATTTAACTGGAAGAATGAAGAATAGTTTAATATTTTCATATATATTGAATAAAAATGAAAAGGAAAGATATGCAAAAAGAGGGATGAATATAGATAAAAAAGATTTCTATTATTGGCTACTTTTAATGAGTGTAGTTTGCATAATGTGGATATCATCTGATTTATATTTGAATGATAATTTTGTTGAGTATATAAGTTTTGCTGGTACAATCACTTCAATCTTGCTGGGATTATTAGCTATTTTCTATTCATTTGTTCAAAGTTTAGATGGGAACAATAGCATTAAAACTTTACAAGATATTTCATCAGATTTAGCAGAATACTCAGGAGAAATTAATGGAAAGATCAGTGAGTTTAATGGGTTATCTAATGAATTGAAAGTGAGTAATAAGAATTTAGATGAACAACTCCAAAATGTTACACAAAAATTAGATCGAATGTATGATAATTTAAATAAAATGTCTCAGCAGATAGAAAGTATAACGGAAGATAAAGATATTAAAGCCAAAGAATGGGAAAATAAAGATACTATGGTAACGAGGTGATCAGAATGTATGAGATAGGAAAATTTAAGATTACTCAAAATGATATTGAGGTTGAAGAAATAAGTATAGGTAAAAATAATAGAGGTAACTTCAAATTAAATTTTATATTACCTACTAAAAGTATATTAAATTCTAAATTAATTGTTATATTGGTATCTGTAGCAGAGGATAGAATTTTAATTCTTCATGATGAAATCTATGAAAATGATTTTGACGGGAAAGAGTATGCATCTTTTATTTTAAGTATGAATAATACTTTATTTTTAGGTGAAGGATTATATAATCTAATTGCTTGTTCAGTTCCATTAGAGGCTTTCGAAGTTGAGCAAGGGATTTCAGTGAAGGAAATTATAGATTCATATAGTGAGATATTTAGGGTTGTTCGCGCAGTTAAGAATGAGATATAGAAAAAGGTAGCAGGTGATTTAGTTCACTTTGTTACCTTTTTTTATTTATAAACAGAAAAAACAATAAAAGGAGCGATTTAGTGAAATTGAGCAGACTATTTTAATGATGAATAGAATTGGAGGAGTGTATGAGTCGGCAGAGACTGCATTAAGAATACTTGGATCATAAAAAAGCAGCTAGGCGCCATTACGCTACTTAGCTGCTTTTTTTATGGATAACCGATAACCTAAATTGTTGCAATCTTTAAAGTGAATCCAATCGCCTGTCTCTTTGTTGAATTCAAACTTCAATTTATCGCGAATATTAACATTTCCAATGATAGTCGAAGCTTCAACATTAGAGCGTCGTACTTCATCTTTTGTAAAGGTCATCGATACCATGCCCATTAACAACCCACAAAACTCGATACAATCATAATTACTAATCACTTCATATAGTGTCATTTCAATTCCTCCTCAATCTAACTTATTTAAAGCTTTACGGTACTGATCGTATAAATCCCATTGAATTTCATCAGCTAATTTAGCAAAGAACCACCAGTCAAGGCACGGTATGAACTCTTTTGGTGTATCCTTCTTATATTTAAGATACTTCTCAATGGTTTCCGATACCGTTAAACATCCTTCAAAATCAATCTCTTCATGATTCCATTCACTCATTCTAACCCCTCCTAAAACCATCTTACACTATAGGATATGTAGAAAATGTTATTTTATGTATGTCCAATGAGTATACAAAAAATATTTTTCTGTCATAGGTGGAGAACAATGGGCATACATTAAAGTGTGAGGTGATTTGAATGAAAATAATTGGAATTGACATGGGGAAAGCGAATTTAAAAGCTTTCGATGGAGTAAGAGAATTTACGTGTGCTAGTACATTTGCTGAAGGAGTTGATAAGTTAGAGAGTGGTTATCAAGTTCTTCATAATGGTAAGAAGTATTTGATTGGGGATACAACACTTAATTATGATTTAGAAATTACAAAAGAAAAGGCGCAGCACAGAATGATGATGTATCTTGCTATATTTAATTTAGTATCTAATGGCGAGCATGTTGGGGTAGTAACTAGTTGTCCAGTAGATATCTTTCTTAATAAACAATCGAAAAATAGTTATCGAAGATTCCTTCAAGAAGATGATAAAGTGACGCTGACTGTAGGCAATAAAACTAAAACATTTTATATAGACGTCTTAACAGTGGTAGCTGAAGGTTCTGGTTATCTGTTCCAAAATCCTGAACAGTGTGCGGATGAAATGATTGGATTAATAGATATAGGCGGTAGTACGACGAACTATATATTAGCTAACGATCTTAATGTTGTGAGAGGACAAAGTTTCTGCGAAGCAGATGGAATGCATTATTTAAGAGTTAAAATTAGGGATGTTTTGAAGAAAAATGGAGTTGTGGTGGGTGAAAATGAAGTTAAATATCTTTTGAAAGATATGGGAGCCCATAAATACATCATTAACGGAGTTATTAATACTTACTTGGATGGGATAAAAAAACATCTTATAGCGAGAAATTGGAGTGAAAATACGAAATTAGTGTTTGTTGGCGGAGGAAGTTTGGAGTTAAAACGACAAATTGAAGAAAAATTTCCTCATTCGACAATTTCTTCAGACGCTTTATTTGATAATTGTTACGGAAATCATCGAATAGGAGTGTTAATATGGGAAAAGAGTCGAGAGTGA